CGCCGAACTCTTCCCGCGATACGCCGCAAGGTCCCGCTCCCTCTCCCGCTGCTCCTGCTTCCGCGACAGTATCCCCGCATCCCGAAGATACCGCAGCCCCGCCACAGTCGCATCCACCAGATCATCGTGCCGGCCACGCGGAAACACCGCACACTCATCCTCAACCATCAGCCCCCATTCCGTATTCGGCCGGTGCACCATCCCCTCATCAAACAGATGCGTCACCGAGTGCGCCCGAGATTCCTTGCTCCGCGTCGGATCAGTCATCACAACCGACCAGTCCGTCCGCATATACATCCGCATCATCTCGCTCTGCACATCCAGCCCCGATGCCTTGTTCTCGATCAACAGCCCATCCACCCGGTACTTGTCGCACGTATGCGCCACCCGCCGGACCAACTCATGCAGCGTCAACCGATCCCGCCAGGCATACACCAGCATCACCTGCTGGAACCCCGTGTCCGGATGCGCCCATACCCCCAGGATCACCAGCGCAGACGGATCGTTCTCCTCCTTCCCCGTGAACGCCGTGTCCAGCGATGCCACCACATACGAGAACGGCGGAAACTTCAGCTTCATCGCAATCGGATCATCCGGCCCATACATCCGCCACGCCTCGCGCCGGATAATCCCGCCGCCACGCGGCTCCGGCCGCTGCTGATACTGCCCAGCCCAGGCAAACGGTCCGACCTTGCTTTCCTGCTCCCGCGCCCACGCCTCATCGAACCGCGCCGGCCAAAGCAGATCGCCGTCCCGCTTCCGTGGGTCCTCAATCCCCAGCACAGTCACGCACCGCCGCTCATCCTCGAACCGCAGCGGCAGGCACAGATGCACCACATCCTCATCGTTGCTCAGCAGGTGCCCAGACAGGTCGTCCTCACCCAGCCGCTGCATGATGATGACCTCGGCGCCATACTTCGGGTCGTTCGAGCGCGTCCGCCAAACCTCATCGTAAGCCTTGATCTGGCTCGCAATGACGTTCTTACTCTCAACCTCATCCGTCTTGTGCGGGTCGTCCACAATCCGAATCGCCCCACCCTTGCCCAGACTTTCCGGTATGCCCGTGCTGATCCGCGACCCACCCGCCGTGTTGTCATACTGCTCCTGATTGTCGCGGTCCTTCACGATCTGAACCCGCGCACCCCATCGCTGCTGAAACCACACCGATGCAATCAGCCGCCGGGCCGTGACCCCATCGCCCTGCGCCTTGTTCGCGCCGTAGCTCGCGCAAAGGAACCGCACGCCAGGACCGCGCAACGGGTAATCGGCGGCAGCATCCTGTATCCACGTCCACACCGGCCAAGCCACAGCGACAAGGTTTGTCTTGCAATTAGCAACAATTATCGCTTGGTCTTCCCCCGCAAGGAAGTTATGAGTATCCTGTATGGTAAGACAATAGGTGGAAGGAACCCAACCCTCATGCTCGATGCTGACCAGCCTAGCGAAATCTGGCACCAAGTCCCAGACTTCCCCTGGTATGAAGTCTCCAATCTCGGCAGAGCCAGAAGCCTCACCCACACCCAGACAGGACGCGATGGCATCACCTATCGGCGCCAGGGCAGAGTCCTCAAGCCATACATCGGACCACGAGGCTACCCCATCGTCTCCCTCAGACAAGACAGAGTCCTCAGAACAACCAAAAAGACCATCCACACCCTCGTCACCAGCACCTTCATTGGACCCAGACCGCCCGGAACAGAAGTCAGACACCTCGACGGTAGCAAAACCAACAACGTCCTCACCAACCTTTGCTACGGGTCCCAATCCGAGAACCACGCCGATTCTGTCAGACATGGAACCGCCTTCAACCTTAAATCCCACTCGGCTAAAATCACTGCAGACATCGCCCGCGATATCGCACGCAGCACCGAACCCGCCAGAATCCTCGCCGCCAGATACAACCTCGCTCTCAATCACGTCCACCACATCAGGAAAGGTCTCGATTGGCGCGAGGCTACAGAAGGCATCCGACTTCCGAGCTATAGGCACATCGCTCGCGGCAAGCCACCTCCCGCCAGATACCAAAATCCGGTGCTCAGCCGTACACCGAATCGTCGTCCCGTTACTGAAGTTTAACCGGTAAACGTCAGCCCCAGGATTACAGTGCCACCCCACAACAGGCCGGTTGGTCATGCAGCCAGCCGACTCATCCCACGTCGGCACGCTAATCCTCAACCGCCTCTCAACAACCTCACCAATCCGCATCGGACCCAGTTCAGTCTGAACAATCTGTCCATACTCGAAACAGTGACGCGGTGGTATATTCACCAGCAGCCGCTTGATCTCGCCGGCATTGACCGCTTCTAGGTGTTCGGCAATCGCGCCAATGTGCCAGGCATCGACAAATGCGGACGGATCGAAGTGCGGCCACGCCTGACGCAGAAACTGATACAGCGACTTCTGCGCAATGAGCTTGTCGATCTCCCACATATCCCGCGTCGTGATGCGCGGCATCCTCATGGGTTAGTCAGTGCCCGCGCGTATGCGGCTGACGTAGCCAGAAACCACAGCCTGAGTAGCCGACTGCATATCTTCTGCATAAAAGCCGCCAGAGATAGGAACCATGAACCGCTCAGGGTTTATAATCCCCTCTTCACGCAGCGCCGCCAGAAATAGCTGACGCCACCATTCCTGCTCTGTCACCGCTCAATCTCCAGGATCACGTCCTCGTCTTCCATAGCCCGGCGCCGCTCATCCTCGCGTATCCCGTTCAACCGCCGCACCGCCTTGTTGTGCATATCAATCGCCACGCGCCGCTGGCCAGAGAAAATGGGGCCGCTCACCGTCAGCATGTCCAGCAACGCACGATAATGCGCCCGACAGCACTCCAGCTCGGCACGCGACATAGGCGCCGCAGTCAGCAGCGAGTTTGAGAGCGGCACCGACATAACAGGCGGATCAGCACCATCCGGCAGCGTCACGCCGCTCAGTTCATTCAGCTCCGGCCGCGTTAGGATGGTCATTGGTCGATCTCGCTCCATAAGTCAGCTTTCCGGGCCAGCTTTCTCCCAGCTTTCTCCCAGCTTTCTCCCAGCCTTCCAAAGAGAAAGGTGGAAGCGGACGACCTTGGCCCATTCACCACCACACCAGCGCCATGTAGCCGATGCCCACCAGCAGCGCGAGCAGGATCGCGATCAGTAGGGCCTCGTGCTTCACCTTGGCCGGCCATCGCCGCCACGAAGAGCGTTGCCGATTGTGCAATTGTAACACCACGAGGAATCGGCCAATTGCGGGAGCATATGACAGCGCGCACACACGATCGGGCCGAATGCAGTACGTTTTTCGGGGAGGGCGGCAATCCGGTTCTCAGCATCCGCCAGCAGCGCTCTGAGACGCTTCACTTCAGCCTCCAGCGCGGCGCGTGCAGCAGCTTCGGTGCGCCTGATATACGGTATTGGGCTGGCGAACCACGGAGCCTTGCTCGCTTGGTGCACGGCGTCTCGTAGGTTACGGAGCGTGGCATCAGATAGGATTGGCGGCGATTGCACGCCACCACCAACGCCCATCGGCTCGTAAGCCTCGATGCCATCGCCTGTGTATGCTGCGGTGTATGCTGGTTTATCGCCCATGAGACATTTCCTAGCGTTATCAGCGCCTTAGCGAGCTAGCTAGGCGGAGAGAGCCTCCGCCTTACTCATCGCCATCAACCTCCGAAGCCTCACCCTCTACCAAAGCCGGTGCACGCCGAATAGTCGCCTTCTCCAGCAGCTGCCGCAGCACCAGAAGCTCCTCAGCGTCCAGCGAACCATAATCCATCGACAACCGCACATCCACCGGGCCGTGGCCATCTGCCCCGGTATGCAGCATCTTGTCGCCATAGACCGCAGGAAGCAGCTTACCCGCCAGCCAGCGCCTCGCATCAATGCGCAATCGAGAGCGGTTCACGTTCGCGTGATTGATCTGATCCCCAACAACATCGCCCGATGCGTCATCGGCAATCATTAGCGCCTGCTCAGCGAGGAAATGGGCTTGACGCTGGCGCGCTAAGTCGAACTGCTGGCGAAAATCCGGCCTCTCCTCAGTCCACCGATGGATAGTCGTGCGGTGCGGCATTTCAGGATCGAGAGCAATATCGTAGATCAACTCACCCTGCGATAACCGCCAGCAAATCGCCGCAGCCAACGACGCGGTAAACT